AATGGTTCCACCATCATCACTGAAGCGCATCATCGCCTGTGGGTTCACGCCCTGGCCGGTCTGAAGACCCACTCCAGGCGCGAACTCGACCTGCAGTGATGAGTGGAAAATGCGTTCGCGGTTTTCCTTGCTCCACAGGTGCGGGCAGCGACGCAGGGAGATGAGCGGCGTGTCGAGGTTTGACGTGAGGCCGCCGTCGACGAAGAACGCGCGGCTCATCTGATAACCGAGCTGCTGCTGGAAGTCCCCCACCATGCGGATGTTCTGGTAGTTGCAGAAGCAGCTGGACTTGTGACGGTGGAACGTGCCGGTCGCAGGGTCGAAAGAAGCCCGCTCGTGCCACATGTTCGACGACACGTCGTAGACCCATGTCTTATCCGCGGTCGGGAAGGTCAGCACATAGAAGAGGTGCCCCTCTTCCTCATACGTGTAGCCGATCGCATCGGATACCAGCGGATACTGCGATATTTGATGCTCGATCGCGCGAGTGCTGATGTCCTTGTAACTATATTGATCGGTCTGGATGACGACGTTCTGGCCGCGCTCGCTTGAGCCCAGCCAGACGAGAGATGAACCGAGACGCGCGATGGAATGCTTCGCGCTACAGCCGATCTGTGGGGCCACCCCGGGGATGCGGGAGAAAGCGAAGTTCGCGCCGCCCGCGTCGTACCAGACCTCGGATGTACGCTCGCCGATAATCCACCACTCGCGATTGTTCGCCTTGTGGGTGACGATGTTGTCGCTGCTCGAATCCTTCTGCGCGAAGAAGGCACCCGGGAATGTCAGTGCGTACGGCGTGGGGCCCGTGGTGTAGAGCTTCTGCGTGCCGGGCTGAGTGAAAAGGAACCAGCCATCGATGAAGTCAACCCGATCCGCGCCGATGAATCCCGCGATCTGCGTGAGGGTCGACGTATTGATATCGTAGTAGTAGCCGTTCGGCCCATCCACGATGCAGGCGGTCGGTGTGCCACTGGCAAAGCCATTGTCGGCGATGCTCACCGGACCTGAGTTCGTCACGAGATTGCCGATGAAGAACTTCGCGAACTGCACAATACTCGTCTGCATCGCAGGAACCGTCATGCGCATCAGGATTACTACGATTCCAACCACCCACAACACATCGATACCACCAGGCAGCACCCAACAGCCGCGCACGCCGCCGGTATTCGGAATCGCGATGCTGCTGGTCGTGATGCTGAAATCGAAGGTGACATTGAGCCCCGGCGCGCCAAGAAGCGCCGTGGGTGTCTTACTCTTGTCGTCTTGGGTGACCTCAACGTAGTAGTTCACACAACGCTGGGAATCTTGGTATGGATCTGGGGCATCGTAGCTTTGCCCGACGAAGCCAATGTCGCCCCCGTCGCTCATCGGAAGCCGCCGTTCAGAATCCATCCGGCGTCATAGCGCGGGCCGACGAGAATCCCGTCATAATTGCTGACTGGCGTCGGCACGGCATTGAGCGATTTCACATGCGTCTGGGCCGTCTTCCAGTTCTGCTCCATCACAGGGGTCCATGCCTTGCCGTATTCCGAAGCAAGCTCCTTGGCGAGCGCCCACTTGATCCAGCGGACATAGCCCTGCGGCACGCTCACCTGTTGCGTGAGGGTTGCGAGGTTCGTGAGGATGTTGTCCGTGAACAGGTGCAGCTGACCTGCACCGGACGGGTTCTGATAGAAGTACAGATTCCCGAGCGGATAGGTGGGGTTGTACCACATGGCAATCGGCCAGGGCGCCGAGATGCCCTTATAGCCGATGGCGTTGTACTGCTTCTGATCGACAGACTGAATCGGATAGTCGAGACCACTCGTACCCGCGGTAGTGATGCGCGTGAAGCTGTCCGTGACCCGCAGGGGTCGCTGCATTTTGAAGTCACCCGGGATCGTATAGGCGATCTGCTGTATGCCGGGAGAGAGATTCGCTGCAGCGGACATCACTGCAGTTCCGGCGCCGGGATTAGTCGAAAGGATCGTGGTGCCGGCGGGAATACCGGAACCGGTCAGATCCGCGCGCGCGATCAGATCGGTCGGGATCGTGGCGCCTGTAATATTCGCCGAGCCGTTCGTCACGATGCCGGGAAAGCTCCCGGCCGCATAGTTGCCCACGGTGTATTGATATTGACCGGCCACGAACGTGAGCAACGTTTCGCTCGAGGCCGGCACACTTGCCTGGTCGGTGCTCCACGAGTCGAGGAGCTCGTTCAGCGTATCCAGCGCATCCTGCGCATCATCGTTCGCGAGCGTCTCCCCCGGCGCGTACGCGTTGATGCGCTTGAGGGCGCCCAGGATGAGATCGTTCGCGGTCGTAGCCATTCAGATGGATGCATCCGCGACAATGTGATGCGACAGCACGTTGCCAACCGCCGTTCCGGCTGCGCCCGTACAGGCGATATCCACCGCTGATTCGCTGGCGTTCGAATAGACAGTGGCAGTACAGGCGGCTACGGCACCGATGTCATACACGTGCGCATCGGCGGCACCCGGGCTGTAGCCCGTGATCGTTGGTACCGCGCGCATGAGATAGGGAAAGCGATAGTGCCCTGTCGCGCCTTGAGCTACCGCGCCCGCCTTGCCGGCCATCCACTTGAGAGCCCCGGCAAATCCCGCATTCTGTGCAGGCGCCACGAGCTGCGGAAACGTCTTATTGAGCACAGTGCCGATGCGCGCCTGCTCGTAGGCCAGGGGCGCGGGGTTCCAATCCTTGATCGACTCTTCCTTGGTCGCCTGAACCTGCGTCAGACACAGCTCATCGTTTATCGCCATCTGGGAGTTGGTCCAGAAGGCGATGACGATGTTCTTGAAGTTCGATGGCATATCGCATTCGAAAGAAAAATCCTGCCATGCGTTGGTCAGCACGAAACTGCCGGCATTATTCGAGATCACCCCATTCATGATGGAAGACGGATTGATGGCGGCGAGATTCGTGCCGAACGTCGGATCGGTTCCACTGACGCCAAAGGCAGAAATAAAAGCGGCCGGAATGGTGTCAATCGTGCCCGCCGAGGTGAGTTGAATGACGGCCGCGCGCAGGGTGAGCGCAGCGCCGACGCTGAGACGCGCGGCAAATTGCAGCCGCAGCGCCTCATTGCGCATACCGGCGCTGTCGCTCGCACTGACCACCTGAGACAGGCAGATCTTCCCGGCATTGGTGATCTTTTTCAGCTTGCCGTAGTAGCGGCTGTTGATGCCCGCCTCGGGCGAATTGTCGGTATCGATCTGCTGGTACTGGACGCTGGCGTTCTCGTTTGTGAGTTTCCAGTTGTCCGCGCACATGACGCGGTTCGTCAGACTTGAGTACGTGGTCAACGTGCCCGGAACCTGCATCTGCGCGAACTCAAAGCCGCCATTCATCAAGAGGTTCCAGTCTCCCCATCCAAGCGGAGTCAACGGCACCTCGTTGGCGTTCTCATCGATGTACTTCAGCTCGTTGTCGGCCGAATCGAAAAAGATATCGATTGCCCCCGCACTCGGCGCACTGCCGATAGCGGTTTTGTGGAGGCGTAGCTTGCTCATGTGATCTCCAATATGGCGGTGAGCTGAATGTCAGCTACGACGCCCACAGCAAGATCGAGGTATTCGCTGAAAATCTGGCAGTAGCCGGCAGGCACCGCGATACTGGCAGGCGGCATGCTATTGCCCGATACCGCCCCCGCAGGGCCCACAGGGCCCGTCCCAGTGCCGCCTGCCTTGACACTCATATGCCTTCACCTCGCGTGAACGTCACATTGCCTGTGCCACTGGCAAGAATGACCGAGGCCGCATTGACCTCAGGATCCACGCTCACCACCACGACCGATCCGGGCGCGACCGGATAACTTGCCGCGACCGTCGCCGGGGTAACGGTCTGTCCGCTCATGCCCAGCACGCCGAAGTTCACATACGCCCACTGCGCCGCCTGATTGGCGATCTGAATCTGGCAGTAGTTGTTCTTGTCAGTGCCGGGAAAGGCAGTGCTGGCAACGGCCGCCGCAGCGCCCGCTACGGTGACACTGGGCTGTAGTGTGCCGGCAGTCGTTGCGCCGGCTGTCTCAGAGGATCTCTGATACAGCGGATAGAACGATCGGACCTCGTTAGCCATAGGTCACGTGATCGCAGTGGGCAGCGGCGACGGATTCTCCGGACGCGTCACCCGAATGAGATACACCTCTCCAGCCGTTGGTGTGATGTTGCCCGCCGTCGGGTTCACAAAGATGATGCCCAGCGTATTGGCGGCCGTGACACGCGTTCCGGCAATACCGAGACCGGCTTGCGCCGTTGGCTTCTGAACCTGCACGAAGTCACCCAGCAGCAGGCCGTTGACCGTGAAGGTCTGTTCACCGGCGGTGATGGTATTGACGATGGACGGGGTGAGCGTTGCTTGCAGGACGAACTCGTACGCGACATTGCCGCGTGGAATGGTGGATGGACCTGGCATGTTTCATTTCTCCAAAAAGGAAAGCCCGCAGCTCACAACTGCGGGCAATGGGGTCAGGTCGCGTCGTAGCCGTAGATGAAGACGTCCACGGTTCCGGTCGCCACCGCCACCGTCACGTTCGCGAAGATCGTCTGCACCGTGAGTGCCACGTTCAATGTTGCAGCTGCAGCCGCACTGAAGACCGTCGCCGCGGTATTGGCCGCAAGCGTCGCCGAGGCCCTGATCGATGTACCGGTCACGCCCGCGCCGCTATTGATGCTGAGCGTTGCGGCAGCAACCGAACCGGAGACACCCGCCAACTGTGAGTTGGTGATGACCACGGTTGCGGGTGCCCAGACACCGGCATTGATGACCGGAATGGGGATATCCCCCAATCCCGCCACCGACATGCCGCGCGCGACGGCGATGAGCCGCAGCGCGTTGGCACCCTGCACGACAGGGTTGTTGGAGGTATTGACCGGCGTGACGACCGCGACGGCCTGCTGAGTGACAAGAGCTGCGGGTCCTGGATTTGCCATGTTCGTTGCTCCTTAGCCGGCCACGCGGACGGCCATCTGGCGATACAACCCGGCATACCCGTACAGCACGTCACACCTCGTTGGCATCGCATCGTTGTTGATTGTGTAAGCCGTCACCATGCGCATGCTCATGCCGATGTCGGCATCGTTCGCGCGCGCGGCCGACTCCACTCCCCGGGGCAGCGGCAGGTCTGCGAATGCAAGGGCGAACGCTGTCTTGTGATAGACGATGCCCTGCGGGGAGACCTTCGCTGCGTTCGCGGTACCGCCGTTCACGGTGATGGCGGACGTTGCAGTGAACGCAGCAGTCGTTACCGCGTTCTGGAACTGACCGCCAGTGATGCAGCACTCTCCAATCAGGATCGAGAGCGCGCCACCACCCGCGCCGGAGGTGTACACGCCAGTCGCCGGGTTGAACGTGCCGCTCGTGAGCGCCGCCGGCGCGAAGGTCGTGCCGGGCGTTGCCGCACCCACGGGGTTCGGCAGATAGCCACCGGGAGGCAGCACCACGAACTGCTTGAGCGCGTTTCCGTACTGAGTGCGGCTCTGCGGATTGGCCGGGAACACACCGGCAATCTGGATGATGTCACCGACCTTGATGACACCGGTCGAGGCCGTCCAGCCGTTCGTCTGGATGAAGCCGTTGTTTGCCCATCCGGTCGTCAGGAACGCACCGCCCGTATTCGCGGTGAGCAGTGGCGTACCGCCCTGCGCACCCGTGGTGAACGCCATCACGTTCTGATCGCGATACCAGTCGAGGCCGGCGAAGTTCTTCGCGATGAAACCGCGGCGCACGTAATCACCGAGCTGTGCCTGGGGATTGAACAGGCCCTTCACGCCATCGATTGCCGCCGCTGCAGAGAGCGGATCGAGCACGCAGCGTCGATTCTCATCGCTCGGGCAGGCTTCCATATCGAGCAGCGCATTCGCCTGGGCGAACGTGAGATAGGAGGCCGGCGCAACACCGGGGGTACCCACACTCAGTGCAGTGAGCTGATAGGCGTTGTACAGACCGTTCGAGTCGATGCGGTTCGCGACCGTCTGAATCATCGGATTCAGGACGCGGGTCTTGAACAGGTCCATCGACAGCAGCAGGTCTGCGGTCGTGAACTGCACATCGACGTGAAACTGGTTGTTGAGGGAAACCGGGAGATAGGTCTCGTTCGTGTCTTCGACATTCAGCGCGGGGCCGAAGGTGCCGAGGTAGCGCGGCGGGCGCCGCACGTTGACGGTGGCGCCGATCTTCGCTTCCTTGACGGCAAATTCGTCGGAGTATTTCTTCTCCACGCCATCGGCGAAGGTCAGCATGTTGTCGAGGACGAGCAACCCCGTATTGGTGATGTAGCTCGTCGTAAGCAGTGTGTTCGAGATAGTCGCTGCTCCTTAAGCAGCCCGTGAGGGGCATCGGGAATGGTTGATCTTCCCGGCCAGCACCATTGAAATCAGAGGACGACTGACGCCATGCCAATCAGCAATCTGCTGCTGCGTATGTCCGGCGGCGCGCTGATCACGAATTCTTTCGCCGTCGATAGAATTCAGCTTCTGCCACGGAGTCCCATCACGCCAGCCATGACGGCGCTTTGCCACCATGTCATTGACGTTCTCAAGCTGGGTTCCGAGGAAAAGATGATCAACATTGACGCAAGAGGGGTTATCGCATTCATGGAGCACCAAGATTTCAGGCGAGATATCGCCTCGTTTCAGTACCCATGCAACGCGATGCGCCGTCGTTTTCTTGGACTTGCCATTTACCCTTCCAAAGTAAAGGCAGCCATATCCACGACGCGTTTTAGACCCGAGCCATTCGATGCATCCATTCGCGGATGGCTCTGCACACTTAGCGGCGAACTGCTGCGGAAGGGTTTCCGAAGCTTCTGCCAAGATGAGACCGGAGCTGATGATTGTCATAAGGGCCTCACCGGCGCGCAGTGCGAGCGATTCTCTGTTGTCGCTCGTACTCGCGCAGCTCCTGCACGCTCATCTTGGCCGGGTCTTTCGTGACCGCAGTTGAGGAGGCGTTCAGGGGCGTGATCGGTGAGGGGGCGCGGGAGACCGTGCGCGCCGCGGTATCCGTGCCCTCCTCGGGCTTCGGATCCTTCGGCTTCGTCAGGCGGTCTTCCAGTTTGCCGAGCTCGGCGATGGCCTTGATCGGCGGCAGTTTGGCGATGCGGTCGAAGTCATCCGGGTTCTTGGCGAAGTGATATCCCAGGCGCACGCCCATCTCCCCGCTCGTGGCGAGGTAGACGGTGATGTGCGGGGGCATGTCGAGATCGCAGCTTTCGATCACGTCGGCGTAATCGGGAAGCTCTTTCATCACTTTCGCGATGTTGCGGTTCAGCTCGGCCTGCGCTTCGGCAGCCTTCTGTTCCCGCGCTTCCTGCTCACGCTTGGCTTCTCGTTCTGCGAACTTCTTCTCGACCTTGTATTCCGCCAGTGCTTCGGCGTATTCGGCGACCGTTTTGAAGTCGTCCGGGTTGGGCTCTTTCGAGTCCTTCTCGGCCGCAGGCCCTGACTTCGTGCCCTTCAGCGCTTCAATCTCACGCTGGAGAGTTTCTGCCCGCTGTCGCTCTGCCGTCAGCTCGCTGTAAGTGCTACGCGCGAACTCCTCGGCCTCTTTCATCGCTCGGTGTTTCTTCCCGATCTGCTTGCGCACTCGTTCAGGAAGGTCCGCATCGTCCTCATCGTCATCCACTGCAGCTTTCGCTGCCTCATCAACCTTGTCAGCTTTGACCTCTACGTCCTTCGCAACGAACTTGCCATCCGGCCCGCGCGCCGGCTCTTCCTTGGTCGCCTCGGTAGCAGCAGCCGCTTCAGCCTTGGGCGCCTCGGGGGGCTTGTACTCATCGACCTTGCCGGTCTCGACAAGCTGCTGGAAGTTCTCAGAGGTCACGACTTGCATACATCATCCTGCGCAACTCAGGCGCCGTTGGTCTTTCGATCGGTTTGGCCGGCCTTGATGGCCTTGTCTGCGGCTTTAGCTTCGTGGGCCGCCTCCACGTGGGTGTTGAGCAGTTCGCCCCCCACCTTGATCTCCGCCACATCGAGCGCCGTATCGCGCTGGATGTTTGCGATCTTGAGTTTCGTGTCGGTGTTCTCGGCGACTTCCTGACGCCAGCCGGCGTAATCGCGCGCGCTGTTCGCATCGTCGGTCGCGGCACGCGTTTCGGTGTCGTGCGCCTTGGTGCTTGCAGTAATGAGCGTGCGGCGGGTCTGGCCTTCGTCCTTGAGCTTCTCGATATCGCCGTGGTACTTGATCTCGAGTTGCGCCTGCTGCAGTTGTTGCTGGGTCTGCTGAAGCTGTCCCTGCAGCGATTGCACGATGGCCTGCGCCTGCTTGGGCAGCGCCTTCATGGCTTCCTGCATGCCCTCAGGCGTCGTCGGCGCGATCGAGTCGGCTAGCTCATCCGCACCCGCGAAATCCATGTTGCGCACGATGAGATCCGGGCGCGTCTTCACGATCACTTCGCCCAACGGAGTGTTGAGCAGCTCGAGCATCGATTCGGCAGACTCTTCGCGCTTGGTCTGGTAGCCGGGGCCCGTATCCATCACGACGTCGTAGCGACCGATGGTGAGATCGTTTTTCACGCGCTCGATCGCGTTGCCCTGCTCGTCCGTCTCTTCGGCTTTCTGATTGATGCCGACCATCTGCGGCACACCGTCATCCCCGATGATCCGCTGCATCCGTTCGGTGTCGTAGTAGTACGGGATCAGCTCGAGCAGGATGATGCCGGTCCACATGATCGCCAGCATCTGGTTGTCGTAGTACTGGAAGTGAGTCAGGTCGGCCATGCCCTGCCGGCGCTGCAGGTACTTGTTGCCGCTGATCACACGGCCCTGAATCTCGGGGTTCTCCTGCGGCATGCCTGCGATACCCATGAGATCGTGCTCGGCGCCCTGTGCCGCCTCGGACATGCCGGCCTCGACCTGGGCGGGCGGAGTGCGCGAGGGCAGCGGAAGCAATTCGCCGTTGGGCCCTTGGATCGCTTTTCCGACCAGTACCGAGTAGCTGCGCTGGTTCGCGTCATTCCATTCGGGATGGCCTTCGATCACATCTTCGTATGCGGTCCACGGCGCCTTCGGAGTCAGCGCATA